GGAGAAGCATATTACAAAAAGGTGGTTCTGTTCAACACTTAGATTTTCTATCTGATCATGAGAAAGAAGTGTTTAAAAGCTTTGGTGAAATCTCTCAAAAAGAAATTCTCATTCAAGCAGCACAACGACAAAAATACATTGATCAAGGACAATCTATTAATATGATGGTTCCTCCCTCAACAAAACCTAAAGAAGTTAATGAGCTACTTGTTTGGGCGTGGGAGAACGGAATTAAGTCGTTGTATTATCAACGAAGTGCCAACCCTGCTCAAGAGCTTGCACGCTCGCTCAACGAATGCACCACGTGTGAATCATGACAAAAGAACAAGTTACTTGCCAAAGTTGCTCTGCAGAATATTATATTATGTGGAATGACGATTTAGAAGACGATTACGGAAATCCGGTAGTTCCTGAATATTGCCCTTTTTGTGGGTCAAGTCACATTTGTGTGGAAGAAGATTTATTTGAAGAAGAGTAATGTATACATACAAAATTGAAGAAATCATAAAAGTAGTTGACGGAGATACCGTTGATGTTATTATCGACCTAGGTTTTGGTTTAACTAAAAAAGAACGTGTGCGTATCGCCGGAATCGACGCGCCTGAGTCACGGACACGGGATCTTTATGAAAAAAAGCTTGGATTAGAAGCAAAGTATTGGCTCAAAGAGCATATTGAATATTGCGATAACGCTATTATTAGAACTGAAAAGGAAGGTAAGTATGGTCGCATTTTAGGTTGGTTATACACAGACGAATTTAGCATTTCTTTAAACGAAGTAATGGTAGAAAAGGGTTATGCGTGGACATACACCGGAAGTAAGAAAGATAAAAACTTCGAAGAACTTAAGACAAAAAGAAAATTAAATGGGACATGGGTTGAATAGTTTAATTTTATAAATAGAATTAAGTATGTGTGTAGTAGCGGTAAAATATATTAATGGTTACGGCTGGATCGGTGCAAAAAACCGTGATCGTAATTACAAAACAGATGTCGTTATAACACAGTCTAATCGTCATGGGTTACAACGGTTGTACATTGATGACAAACTAAGCAGATGGAGCGAAGGTGTTAATGAGCACGGACTAGCAATTATATCTGCATCTTTTTCTGTAAAAAGCGATGAAAAAGAAGGTGATAAAATTATTTTAAAAAGAAAAAATAAGCGAAACAATATTGGTTATTATTCTCCTGACGGAAGAGCGATTAGAAAGGCTCTTTTGGCAAAAACACCTAAGGAAGCTCTAGATCTACTTGTTGAACTTAAATTGGCTGGTGCTACATACGTCTTTAACGAAAATGAGTGCTACATTCTTGAAGGCGGATTTACTGTAAGAAAAGACGATGCTACTTCAGAAAATCCAAGAGAGTACAAATACGTTATTAACAAAATTTCAAAGGAAGAAGCATGTTCGTGTAGAACAAACCACGGCATTATAATGAAAGAACTTGGGTACCATAAAAACCCAACCGATGAGCGTTTAGTTAAAGCTCGTGAAAGTAGTGAAAAACGTTTAGAATATGCAAGAAAGTTTGCCGGTGCTGATCTCGAAGAGCCAGGAGAACTTATTGATCAAATTGCAAAATGCCCTGATAAAGACGTTTTCATGAATCCAATGAGAACGGGTAGTATAAAAAAAGGCGAGATGGTGACAACTGGACAATTGTTAATTGTCCCAAAGGAAAGAACACTTCACTATCGACCAATATACTCTTCAGTTGAATTTGACTACAACCGTTTAAGTGGACCTGATGCAAAAACCTTTTTTGAAATTATTTCATCTAGAAAGCTCTTATCCTTTAAAGAGTTTGCGCATAAATAATTTTATGTGGATTTATAATGGAGAGGAATTTACCTCTGAAATGATCGAATCATACCACGGGTTTGTGTATGAAGTTACCGATACTCACAATAAAATGAAGTATATTGGTAAGAAAAAGTTTTGGTCTAAAGTTACAAGACCGCCACTTAAAGGGCGTAAAAACAAAAGAAGATCACTAAAGGAGTCTGATTGGCAAACGTATTATGGCTCGAATGAAGAAGTAAAAACTCTAGTAGAGGAGTTTGGACCTAGTAGATTTGAGCGCAAAATACTAAGATTGTGTGTTTCTCCCGGCCAAATGACTTACTTCGAAATGAAAGAGCAGATTGATAAAGAGGTGCTTTTTAAGCCAGAAGAGTACTATAATGCCTTTATTGGCGGTAAAATACACAGAAATCACGTATTAAAGAAAAAATAGTATTTACAATAGTTAGTTTTCAGTGTATAATATGAACTGAAACAAAAACAGATTATGATTATTGTAGATTACAGCGGGATAGCCATTGCATCCATTTTTTCACAAGACCGTCCAGAAGAAATTCAAGAAGGCCTTATTCGCCATATGATTCTTAATTCTCTTCGGAGGTACAACCTTAAGTTTAGAAAGGACTATGGTGAAATGGTAATTGCCTGCGATAGTTCATCCTGGCGCAAAGAAGCATACCCTCAGTATAAAGCAAAACGCAAAAGCAATAGAGATGATTCACCATTGGACTGGAATCATTTCTTTACACTAATCAATGGCGTAAGAGATGAGATTAAGGAAAATATGCATTATCCTGTAGTTCAAGCAGACCGAGCAGAGGCTGATGATGTAATTGCAACACTTGTAAAATCTACTCAAGAGTTTGGCAATCATGAAGATGTTATGATTGTTTCTTCTGATAAAGACTTCTTTCAGTTGCACCGATACCCTAATGTAAAACAATTTAGTCCAATGAAGCGTGATTTCGTAACTGTTGATGATCCTGTTTTTTATAAGTTTGATCATATTTGTCGCGGTGATTCAGGTGATGGTGTTCCAAACATTCTTAGTTGTGATGAGTCATTTACCGACAGTATCCGCCAAAAACCAATGCGTGCTAAAAAGATCGAAGCTTGGTATAAAAATGATGCTGACGATAGACTCATTGATGAAATGGGTCACGAGGCATATCGTAATTTCTGCAGAAACAAAACAGTAATTGATCTTGACTGTATTCCTGAGGATATTACACAAGATATTAACGATAAATACAATCTACAGACAAACAAAAATAAAGGGAGAGTACTAACATACCTTATTGAAAAGCGATGTAATATGCTAATCGATTCAGTATCGGACTTTCTCCCAGCAACCTAATTATTATTATGCAAAAATATATCCATGAAATATTCGAAGAAACGTGTAAATTAGATAATCGCGATGATCGTATTGCGTACTTAAAAGAAAACGCCTTTAAACAAGTAAAGACTGTATTACAGCTTTGTTATAATGACAAAATCGAATTAGATCTTCCCTACGGCCGGCCTCCGTTTGAAGTATGCCCAGATGGTCGTGAACCTTCTCCTCTGGCCAATGTCTTTAGCTCTATTGGAGTTTGTGTTAAAGATAATGATGCGGCCCGCGTAAGAAAGGAAAAGATCTTTATTGGCATTCTTGAGCAATTGTGTGAAAAAGATGCCCATATTCTTTGTGCAGCAAAGGATGGTACTATCACAACACTGCAGAATAAAGCGTACTCAAAAATGACGAAAAGTCTTGTAGAGGCGTGTTTCCCTGAGATTCTAAAATAGCAATTGTGCTATTTTGTAGTGTACAATTCGCTGTATTCGTGCTATAATAGATCCGCGATGAACGTATTTGTTCTAGATAATAATCCAACTACCGCAGCTCAACAACATTGTGACAAACATGTCGTAAAAATGATTGTTGAGTCTGCTCAAATGCTATCAACTGCTCATCGTATGTGCGATGGAAAAGCAGAACGTAGACCGTCAAGTTCAGGTAAAACAATGCAGCAGTATTACGTTTTACCTGACGAACGCGAAAATATTCTTTACAAAGCAGTTCACAAATACCACCCATGTACTGTATGGACAATGGAAACCATTCAAAACTATCGGTGGCATTGGCAGTTATTCAATGCTCTTTGCGACGAGTATAAGTACAGATATGGTAGAGTTCATAAGACCGATGAATTGCTCCGTGATGAACTTTATTGGGGTCCGGCAAATATTGCTGATTCTCAAAAAACTAAATTCCCATTGGCTATGAAATCAAACCCCGAATGCATGTTTGATGATCCTGTCAAATCATATCAAGCATTTTATAAAACAAAACAAGACAGATTCAAAATGGTGTGGACAAACCGCGAAACACCAAACTGGTTTAAATAATTATGACATACGAATATATTTGCGACAAATGCAACGATAGGTGGGAAGAGTCTCATCCTATGAAAGATAGAAACCTCCCTGTAGGAAAAGAATGCCCCTGCGGCAAAGGAGGAATTGTTAAAATGGCTATCACTGCCCCAGCCCTAAACTTTGATGGAGCCATTTCACCAATACGAAGAGCAGGAACTGGATGGAATGACGTCTTAAAAGGAATCAAAAAAGCTTCCGGAAAAGATAACACAATTGATCACTACTAGAAATGAAAATAAAAACACAACACACAACACCTGTAGAGGTGACTTTAAACGAAGAAGATCAGAAAAATGTTACCGCAACATATTTAGAAAATGTTTTTAATTGGAATAGAGAGTATTTTATCGAAGATGGTAATGTAAAAATAAATATTGTTCGTTATAGTAGCCATTCATGGAATAGTATAGAGGTTGTTAGAAAAGCAACAAGCCGTGATGTTTTTGCTGAAAAGGTATTCCAAAACATTTACAAGAGCTAATTCGTGCCAAGAAGAAGTACAAAAAAGAAAGACAATATTATTGTCCCTGATCTTGATGAACTTGCTGTGTATTCTAACAACATGCAGCACATCAAACCTATTACAGATTCTCAGAAAAAAGCTTATGATTGTTGGGAAAAAGGAAACAATCTAATTTTATCAGGATCTGCAGGTTCAGGCAAAACATTCATTGCAATATATCTAGCACTTCAAGAGCTGATTAATAATCGTAAAAAGCGTTTAGTAATTTTAAGATCGGTTGTTCCTACCCGTGATATTGGTTTTTTGCCCGGAACACAAGAAGAGAAAGAAGCAGCATACTTGACACCATACATTGGTGTTGTAAGTGAAATATTTAATAACAATCCATCATTGTTTACATCCTTTATTAAAAATGGAACAATTGAATTTTTGACAACATCGTATATTAGAGGTATTACGCTAAAAAACGCAATTGTTGTAGTTGATGAATTTCAAAACTGTAATTTCCACGAGCTTGATTCAATTATCACGCGTATTGGTAAAGGCTCTCGAGTGATTTTCTCTGGTGATTACTACCAATCGGATTTCACAAATAGAAAAGAAAAAGAAGGTATCGGAGAATTCTTAAAAATTATTGAATGCTTAAAGCACTTTGAAAAGATTGAATTTGATTGGAAAGATTGTGTGAGGTCAGGAATGGTCCGCGACTATCTTATGACAAAAGAAAAAATGATTGAAGACAATACAGTCAACATCCCTAAATAATGAACAAAACATTTGAACATGCTGATATTCAGCTTAAATACGAAGAGCTCTCGGCTAAAACTGAAAAGAGCGGCCGCGTATACACTACACCAGGAGGAATTAATTATCCTTCAGTGACCACAGTACTAGGATACCGTGATCGTTGGAAATGGGCTGAGTGGAGAAAATCGATTGGTGAAGAAGAAGCAAATCGTATTACAAGGCATGCTACTACACGCGGAACAGCAGTACACAACATTGCTGAACGCTACATTAATAATGAAGAAGATTTCATAAAAACTGATAATGACAAAATGCCCCATATCCAGTTTGGGTGGAAGACTCTTAAAAGCGTTATTGATGAGCGTATTGGTAAAGTGTATATGCAAGAATGCACACTTTACTCTGACGATTTAAAGATTGCTGGACGTGTTGATTGTATTGCTGAATTCGATGGTGAACCAGCCATTATTGACTTTAAAACTTCTGGTAGAGTAAAATCAGAAAATGAGATTAGTACGTATTTTATGCAAGAGTGTGCTTATGCAATTATGTTTAAAGAGCATACTGGTATTGACGTTAAAAAACTAATTACTATTATGGTAGTAGATGGTGATCCTAAACCAATTGTTTTTGAACAGACTGTTAACGATTGGGAAGATAAGTTGCGAAAAGAAATTGATTATTACTACGGCTGGTAAACTGTTATGATTATTTTAACGGATTGTGATGGTGTTCTTCTTTCATGGCAGCAGTCATTTGAATGGTGGATGAAAAGGAAAGGCTATAAGCAAAAAGAAATATCTTATTATGTGTCAAAGCAATATGATATTCCTAAAGAAAAGGCAATTGAGCTTACACAACAATTTTGCGAATCAGCAGAAATTGGGTTTCTTCCTCCGTTAAGAGATGCTATCAAGTATGTTCGCAAACTACATGAAGAAAATGGAGCGGTATTTCACTGTATTACGTCTATTGGAACTGAACCATGTGCAATAAAACTTCGAGAGCAAAACCTTACTAGGCTGTTTGGAGAAGGTGTATTTGAACGTATTCAATGTTTACCGTGTGCTGCCAATAAAAAAGAAGCTCTTGAAAGATATCGCGATTCTGATTTTGTGTGGGTTGAAGATAAACTAGGAAACGCAAATCTAGGAGCAAAAATGGGCTTAAGGTCGTTTTTAATTGATCATCCATATAATGCAGGTGTCCTACACGATGGCGTGACAAGAGTTAATAATTGGGAAGAAATCTATAATCATATTGCATAATGAAAAAGGTAGCATTTTTAAATTTGTCTTACAACTCATTTAATAAAAATGATGATTGGAAATCTTTCTTTGATCAGGGTGATCAAAACTCTTTCAATTTGTATATACACCCTAAAGACGTCTCTCAGTGTGTATTTTCTGATTACTTTATTGACAACCACGTGGAAACTGGATGGGGGCATTTTTCATTAGTTGAAGCTACTATTGAGTTAATGAAGGCAGCACTAAAGGATAAGGATAACGAATACTTTACACTCATTAGTGATTCTCACTTCCCGCTATATTCTTTAGATGCAACAACAGAGTTAATAAAGAAAAAATATGGCAAGATGACATTTGCTACTCACGGAGCAATATCAACAAAGCAAAAGGGTCAGAGGGTTTTAAAACACGGAGTCCAAGGAAACCACAATTTCACTTTGTATAATGCAGTATGCCAATTTTTTGTGTGGAGAAGAAATGATGCAATTAAGTTTATCGAATCCTTTAATCATTTTTCTCAATTCTTCATTAAAGACCAAGTTATTTTTGCTGATGAATTTTATTTCTGGGCTGTTGCAAGAGAGTTAAAAATGGATTTTGACATTGGTCAAGCATCAACATACTCTGACTGGCATGAATATCTAATTGAGGGAACAAACAAAATTTCTAGGCAACCACGCGAAATAAAATATTTAAATAGTTTAGTATTGAAAACTCTTAGAAATCAGGGGTTTTTATTCACAAGAAAGGTTATGCCGACTACTGAAGTATCTGTAGATGTTTTTAATTAAAATAGAACTAATTATATGAACACAGAAAAGTTTATGAAGCGATTGCTTATTGTTGTCTTAACACTTATCGGAATCGTTCTTTTTAAAGATGTATTACAAACGATTGTCGAATTAGTATTTGACAGCGGAATTTAAAAAAAGGGGGGTGTAGCTTAACGGTTAAAGCAGTCGACTCATAATCGATTGAGTGTGGGTTCGATTCCCTCCACCCCTACTTTTAAAAAAATATAAATAATTTTGATGAGAACAAGACAACAGGAAATTGCTAAAGTGATTAGCAAGATTGAATCTTCTATAGATGAACTTAAATCTTTAAATGAATTTAAAGATTCGCCGAAAGCGGAAGAAGTTTCTAGCGCTGAATACACGAGCGCGGAGAATAGTGCAGAATACTACTCTTCTGCAGAATATACGAGTGCGGAACAGAATTCCTCTTCGGAATCTAGTGCAGAGTCTTCTGCTGAATCAACATCATCTGAAAGTAAAGTTTTTTTTTCTCGTGGCTTAACAAAATCATGGCCCAGATTCAAATATCTCTCAGGGGAGATAAACGGTAATTTGACTAAAACACGAACTATGGCATTGGATGATTCCAATGTCATTCATTCTCTTGGTTATAAGTCTGATATGCATATTAAGACTGACACTCTTTTGGGTACTATTACAAGAGAGTTACCAGGACATAAGGGGTTTATTGGAACTGTTGAAGCATCTAACGGAATTACATATTTTATGCCAGCGTATTCAACTTCTATCGGAAAATTGAATAGAAGCACAGGAACAATTTCGCTTGAAAAGAAATTTCCTTCAACGCCTCAAGTTAGGTCTGGAGCTGAAGGGAATAATGGTATCATTTATATGCCATCTTATACTAGAACTCTTAAAATTTTTACTTACAACACTAAGAATGGAGAGACTACTTCATTCACACCCGAAAAACCTAAACGAAGTGGAATTGGCGGTTGCAACCACATTTGGGGCGCAGCGACTGATAAAAAGGGAGAGATTTATATGCCTCCGCATTTAGGTTCTAGCGTTGCTAAGATTGATAAGAATGGTGTATTTAAATACTTAGAAGGTCCTCCTGCTACTTCTGGAGTTTCTGGATGGACCCACAAATATGTTGGCGCAATTTATGTAGAAGCTGTTGATAAAGTTTTTTGTTTACCTCGTCAAGGGAAAAAGATTTTGGTTATTAAATGTGTTGACGACACATACGAAGAAGTTGATCTTCCAGAAGACTATTTAAAAGAAGCAAATAAAAACAAAAACTTTCATGGATTTTTAGGTCCTGATGGTTGGGTTTATAGCGCTTTCTGGGCTGACACAAAATGTTTTAGAATTAATCCATACACTAATGAAATTGAATGGAGAGATTATGACTTCCATTTTATGGATGGTAAATCAACAGTGAAAGAAGGATCAGGAATTATGAGCCTTGGAACTGGATATTCTACAGCAGCATTAGTTAAGAATAAGAGTGTATACTTAGGATTAGCAGGCACATCAAGAGCTATTAAGCTTGAGTTCTAAAAATGAAATCATATAAACAAATTCATTTAATAGCTTACGATAGAGGGTTTACATACCAAAATATAGCAGATACTCCGGAATTTAATAATTTGGATGACGCTTTGACATATTGGAAATACAATAAAGAAAGAATAGAAGATTGTAATTTTTACAAAGACCCGATAGTTTTGATTAGAAGAGAAATACACACAACTATTGATAGAGATCTTAGTTTATGAATAAATTGTGGAGAATATGGTGTAAAACTATGGGAGAAAAGGTAAGCGCAGATTCACGGGAAGCTGACGTTGCTGCACTTATTAGAACATTTTGGTGGTTTGTACATATCACAACATGTGGTTTTATTATTGCAAATACAATTAGACACTGGTAAATTATGAGTTTCGAAAATCAAAAATTAGACGAACTTGGACGACCTATTTATAAAATAGTCAGAAAAGTTGGATATACAGAAGAATGGTGGTTTAAATACGACGAAAAAGGGAATAAAATCTGTGTGAAGCAGATTAAGGAGAAAAAGCCTTTTTAGGGGGCAGTTTGTTCATTTGAACACCAAAAAAAGTGCATTTTTTGTAAAAAAAGTATGTACAGTAGTCATTTTTTATGGTAGAATATTACTAGAATAAAGCAAGAAACTACCATATGACCAAAGAAATTGAAGAGTGGAAAAAACTCAGACAGGAAAAAATTGAAATCGCCCAGAAAGTTTACGCAATCGTAAATTACAATCTTCCTCCGGATGACGATGCTGGAACTATTCAGAACGTGTTAAACCTTGTTGATGATCTTACAGATTACGCAAAACATTTGACTGAAATTGACCCAGTCATCGATCAACGAGTACTTTCTATATAATATGAAAAACACACTAATTATTATTACTGCAATTATCGCAGCTGGTTTTTATTTCGATCGAAAACCAAAAGTCATTGAGACCGTAAAGGAAATCGAGACTATCAGGGAAATGACACCTATTCTCGTTAAGCCGAATTTTACTTATGTGTCTCATTCTATTGAAATGCCTGTTAAACAAAGACCTTTGCTTGTTAAACCAAATGTTGTTCCTTTAGAACCTAAACCTAAATACGATTTTCACAATGAAATGTTGAAAGGCGTTAAATTTTTTGAAGGATTTAAAGCTAAATCATATTACTGTTGTGCTGGCGTTAAGACTATTGGCTATGGATGCACAGATAGAAAAATTGTTAATCTTGGAGTAATCACAAAACAAAAAGCTTCTACACTTTTGTTAAATGAGCTTCAATCTGTTCGAGAAAAAGTAAAAAAGGAAGTAAAGGTACCATTGACTGAATACCAGCTATGTGCTCTTACCTCTTTTACGTATAACTTAGGACTTACTAATCTTAAAGAGCTAATCAACAATCCAAACCGTCTTAACGATGGAAACTATAAAAGTGTAGAAAAAATTATGCCTCTTTATCGTAACGCAGGAGGAAAAATCAAAGAGGGTCTTGTAAAACGCCGTGCATGGGAAGTTTCTTTATGGAATGGCGAGCCGAATTGTTTAATTACACACTAAATAGTGATAGATAAATATGAATATGAAAGTAGGAGATTTCACGGGATATGGAGTAGTTACTATGGTAGCTCACTGGGGATTTATCGCGGTATCTAAATGTGGAGAAGTTACTGTAAAGACTAATGCCGATTGGGATGATTGGTATAAGCAGGGACGATAAAATATTATGAGCGATATTTTTTGTACAATATTAATTTTTGCTTTAGTTGTTATTTTGATTCGTGTTCTAGATGATTCTTAAGAGTATCAGTATAAATAATATTATGAAATTCAAAGGGAAAGATAAAGTCGTAAAACAAGTTCAAACTAAACTTGGACTTAAAGCCGATGGAATCGATGGCCCAAATACATGGAAAATGATTTGGGAGAATTTAATTCACGATGGGAAAGGAGAGCCTGAAAAGCCCGAACCTCCAGTTGTTGATATTAAAGATGATTACTCAGAGGTGTATAAAGCCAGCCCAAATCAATCTGGAAAAATTAGACCAAAATTTATTATACTTCACCATAGTAGTGGAAGCCATGACGGAACAAAATCTTGGATTCTCAACAAAGCTTCACAAGTTAGTTACCACTATCTTATTGCAGCTGATGGTTCTAGAACGCAGTTTGTCTACGACACTAAAAAAGCGTGGCACGCTGGTAGATCAAAATGGAATGGAGTTAGTGGTCTCAATAGCCATAGTATAGGAATTTCTTTCTACGGAAATACTCATTCTAGGACACCTAGCGCGGCTGAGATTGATTCAGCTGCTAAGAAGTGTATCTATCTTATGGACAAATTTGGTATCGCGTTAGATGGCATCCTAACACACAAGATGGTATCTCCAGGGAGAAAAGATGATCCTTCTGAGGAAACTTACAAGCTTGTAATTGCTAGAATAAAGGAGCTTGCCTAAGCCAATATATCTTTTATAATTTCACCCTTATCTGCTATTTCCAGTGGACGGCCGGATGGTGATGAGTGTTTCGTTGAAACATCCAATCCGGCTAAATGCGCAATAGTAGCATTAACATCTGAAATTGTAACTGGGTCAGAGATAACCTTAGATGCGGTTTTATCGGTTTTACCGTAGACATAACCACCCTTAACTCCAGCACCGATCATGACTGTTGAGTAAGCTTGAGGGTGATGGTCGCGACCGTCGTTAACGTTTATCTTTGGTGTACGACCAAACTCTGTGGCAATGACTACTAGTGTTGAATCCAGTAATCCCTCTTCTTCAAGATTAAGAACTAAACTGCTTACAGCGTCGTCTAACTCTTTAAGCTTATTATCTAATTTATCGAAGTTTTCTGTGTGAGTATCCCACCCACCATTATTGACTTCAATAAATCTAACATCTCCTTGCACTAGTCTTTTAGATAAGAGGAGACCTTGCCCTAAACGTGTATCTCCATAACGCTCTCTGTTTTTTTGAGGTTCTTTTGATATGTCAAACAATTCTAAGTCCTTTGATTTAAGAAATTCAACAGTGTTATCGTAAAATTGATTATAGGAACTGGCTATAGGAGAACTAATATGTTTATTTACTTCTCTAAGTAAAGCCATTCTTTCATTTAACTTATTATCTGCTTTAGCATTCTGTAAACCAGATTTAGGATCAACAATTGGTAATGGTGCTTTTACTTTTGGCAAAAAGCCAGAACCGGGGTGAGAAGACGCACCAGACACTAATACAAAATCTGGAATAGTTTTGCCTCTATCAGAAAGATGTGATATCCATGATCCTAGAGAAGGGTGTGTTATAGTACCAAGTTGTTTATATGAAGTCCTATTTAAATATTGTGCTTGCTGATGTGCACCCGTTTTAGAAGTTGTCGATCTAACTACAGATGCATTGTGCATCACTTCAGCCAATTTCGGAAGTCGGTTGCCAATTTCAAAATCAGCGCTAGTTGGAATTTTAGTAGTGTCACCTTTTACTTCCTCATCGTCTTTTGGGTCAAATGAATCAATATGACTCATTCCTCCATCTAAACAAATGAAAATAATATTTTTAGCTTTTGTTTCAGCAATAGGTTTTGCGTTGAGTGTTTTAACACCATACGTTGCGGCTGCGAGTGATTGAATAAATATGCGTCTGTCCATAATTACATTATAAGTTTAAATTCGTGTGAGTTAAGAAGAACCCAGACTATGTCTGCAAATTCAGCTTTTTCAAATACAGTTTTTTCTTCCTTTGAAGGCTTTCTTCCTATGTACGATGTGAAAATATAATCTACTGCTTTATCTCTATTAAACGTTGTAAGCTTTTTAGCAATATATCCATTATCGTTCATGAGTTCTTTCGTTATTTTGCCATTCATTAACGTAAGTATTTGAGTAATATTAGCATCCTCATCTCCAGTTTCAATTAACTCTCTATCAGATCTACCAAATTCAAGCATAAAATTAGAGTTACGGCCTTCAAATATATTTGATGAGCGAATCATCATTAAACCACCAACTCTAGGAGCTCCTTCATAAACTTTACCCCTAAACTTCTGATATTGATCATAAATTTTAAGTGCCTGTTTAGCATTTAATGTTTTAATATCGGGAAACATATTTACATATTCTTGCCTACGATCTTTTGGTTGCCATTTATCAACATCTCCTGTATAAAGTGTTACGACACTATCCCAAAGTTGAGCGGATGTCATACGCCTTTGTTTAGGACCTCTAAATTCATCTTTACCATCTGTCTCTGCAGCATAGAATTTAGTATTATACAGCACCTTATTAAATTCTTTTGTATCATATTTTAGATCTTTCATAGTCTTTATTAGATACTCCATAAGCCTATCGTTGCGGCTTTCTCTAAGCTCGTCGAACTCTGCAATATCGTTTAAATTTTCAATAAGCTTAAAACCCATTGCTTTATACCACAAACGATTAACAATATTAGCTGCAAAAGAAGGATGATTCTCACTAATGATCCAATCAGTAAAATTTTCCCTTAAACCTTCACGCTTTCTTTTCTCTTTTTTGTAATCGCCAATAGGCGTTTTTCCTTTAACTATTTCACCGGGGTCACCATCTTTATATTTGTAATCGTGCGGCAGTTTAAGGAATTTTTTTAGATTATTATCAACGTGATTACGGTATCCTCCTACTTGCCAGAACTGGCCAATTCTATTAATCGATCCTTTTTCTTTACCAGATTCGTCTAATTCTTGGCACTGTTTTCGAAGATCTTGATAGTGTTTATTATCTTCTTTCTTTGCGCGAGTATCGACCGTAGTAAAGAAAGCTGTCATTTCATAATACTCCATTTGAGTCCAATCATCAAATGGATGGTCGTGGCATTGGGCACAAGATATATTCATACCAGCGAACGCTTGAAACGTATTAGATACATTATCGAGAAGCATTCCTTCGTCTCTAAGAAAGTATCCTACAGCAGGGTTAGTAAAAATTGTACCTTCCGCGGTGAGAATAGATTTCACAAATTGATCGTAAGGTGTGTTGCTTTTTATTTGATCTTTAATCCACGCAATGTATGTTTCGCCTGTTACGTTATTAAGAATTTTTCCTTTAACTCTTAACAAGTCAGCATAAAAATTAAATGTAGACTCAACATATCCTTGCGAGTTAATTAGATCATTAACGAGCTTTTCTTTGTTTGGATCTTTTAAAAAAGCAGAAGTCTCGTCAAAGGTAGGTATGCGACCAATAATATCTAAATACGCACGCCTTACAAATACTTCATTAGAAGCTTTCTTGGGCATAGGTGCCTTTCTATATGTAAGGTCCTTTGCTATAATTTCGTCAATTGTTAAACTGTGATTGACATCCTTTGAAAATAAGCTTGTAACTAAAGCTAAAAATAGTATTCCAAATTTAACCATAGAGTTATTTATAAAAAAAGCCGAGGTATTATCACCTCGGCTTTGCTTTTTTACTTGTTGTAATATAACTTTCTTTCTAAATCTCTGTATCTCTTATCAGAATGCCAAATCTCTTCTAGTTGTGGTGCATAAACACCTTCTTTAGTTTGAATCGTTGTCCCCGGAGACAAGGTTAGCGTAGAGGGTTGATATATGTTCAAGGTGGTGTTTTTCAGCGATGAGCTGTTGCTGCAAGAGGTCAGCACGCTCAGTAGCAGCGCTAGTGCGCTTATCACGCAAACTTTCAATTTCATTGATTATGCTTTGTTGCTTATCTCTAGACTTTTCAGTTATATCATAATAAAACGCTTTATTGCGCAATTGCAAATAAGCATTTAAAGCTGATAGCACTGTTTTAATTAAGCCCATTGATCAAAAAGTCGTTACTTTTTTTCGCCTTTGTCCTTAGCTTTACCAATGTTAAGAGCAAGCATGTCGATAACACCATAAACCTTTGCAAGAATAGATCCCTTCTTTGGTGTAGGTGTAATAGCGGCAATAGAGGATGCAAGTGCAACAGCTGCAGCTAAAACTCCAAACCATGGTTGATCTTGGATAAATGTAATTAAGAATTCCATATTTTTTTATTTTTAGTTTAATTTGACAGCCATATTGACCGCCTACAAATTTATTTATACATATAGCCGTTTTAAAAAAGCTTTTTTTATAAATACGAATATACAAGCCAATGGCTACCTTTATACCACAACCACCTGACGATGAAGATCGTCTAAAACTATCACTTGAGCAAGCTAAAGATTTCGCTAGTAGATTTTGTCAGCCTAAAG